ACCTCGATTACGATCACCCCGGCGACACCAGCGGACGGCGAGCGCGGCCTGCGCTGGATCCGGGCGACCGACCAGGATCTCGGGATCCGTGCCCGCTTCGAGGCATCCGGTCAGAAGGATAGCGCCGGTGTGCTGGCTTGGGGGCTGGCAGACACCAAGCAGGGCGAGCGTGCGGCGCCGTGGAGTCAGTCCGGCTCCCGCGATCGCGAGCAGGGCCTTTCTTGGGGCCGAGCGTTCGCGATCGACCGTATGGGCTACGTCAGCTCCTGGGTAATGAAAACGCCTGCCAGAGATGCAGAGAGAGGCTTTGCCTGGTACTCGGTGAACCTGACCGGCACGGTTTACGACGACGCGGCCGAACGCTACGCGCTCCTGCAGACCGACACGGCCACCACGATCACGCTCGCCACCGACTCGGGCACGATTGAGATTACAGACCCGGATAACGTCGAGCTTCGGTTCGGCTGGGTGAAGCCGGCGCGGCCGAGCGTGGCCCATGACGTGACGTACCGAATCACAGCCCGACAGGCTGAGCCACGCGATCGCGGTCAGCGCCTACCGTGGGGCGCTGGCCAGAGCGTTTGGCATGACTACAACCTCCCATACCCTGTGGAGCCAAACCCGGACCCTGATCCGGTGGAGCCGCCGGAATTCAAAACGGTCTATCTGATTATGAATACGCTGCAAATTACGGACGTTGCGACGGGTACACCGCTGGATATTCAAGGGGTGACCATCGGGCTGGATATCGATTCATGGGCGTGGAAATTCTCCGGCACGCTCTACGGGCAGGGCTCTTTGGCGCTGGTGGCGCCTGGTGCCGGCGGCATGAAAGATATCAGCGTGACGATCAACTCCCACGACTGGGTATTCTCTATCGAGCGCTACACCAGTGATGAGCGTTTCCCTACTGAAAAATTCACCATCACCGGTGTGAGCCGCACGCAGTATATGGCTGCGCCATTCGCGCCGACTCGCAGCTATACCAACGCGAGCGCTACCACGGCTGCCCAGGCGGCAACGGCAGAGCTGCAAAACACGGGTTTCTCCCTGACTTGGCCAACCGGAAACGATGAGGACCTGCCGGATTGGCCGATTCCGCCCGGGGCGTTGAGCTTCCGTGATAAGTCGCCAGCGCAGGTGGTGGCGCAAATTGTAACGGCGGCAGGCGGGATTATGGTGCCTGCCATGGCGGCAGATAACTGGACCGTGCAGCCTCGCTACAAGGTGGCGCCGTGGAATTGGGAAACGGCGACGCCGGATGCCGGCATCTATATTGGCATGGTGCGCTCGCGCTCCGCGCAGTACGAACCGGCACCCGCGTTCAATGCCTGCTATGTGAGCGGTGTTAGCCAAGGGGTAGCCGTTGATGTGCAGCGTGCTGGCAGTGGTGGCACGGCGCCGATGCCAGACATTTACGAAGACCTGATCACTGATAGCCAGCCCGCCATTAGCCGCGGTACAGCCGAATTGGCCGGGGCGGGGAACAAGGTGGTGGAAACCCTGAGCGTGCTCATTCCTGAGTCCGGGGCCGCGCCGGGGGTGGTTCTGCCTGGGATGATCGTGAAAGTCATGCACGATGACCCTTTGCTCGACTACATGGCCCTGGTGCTTGCTGTGTCGATCAGTGTGCAGAAAGCGGGCGGTGCCGAGATTTATCAATCCGTGACCCTGGAGCGTAGCGCATGAGTACCCGTAACCCCTGGCTGAAGTTCCGGCGCTTGCTGCAAGGCGAGGGCCGGTATGTGGTGACTGTGCAGAGCAACAACGGCGACGGCACCAGCACCGTGCAAACGCGTGACGGCGTGAGCATCACCGTCAAAGGCGAAGATGTGGCCGCAACCAAGAAGGCAATGATCGAAAACGGCCGGTTATCTTATGAAGTGCCGGTGTTGACGGTATCGACCGTCGAGGTGTGACGTTCTGCTTTGTGCTGTACAAGCTTGATTTAGCTGACTAGCCTTGCCCCTAAAACTAGGGAAGGGTTGTTATGAATCGGGATCATCACAGAAACATTGTCTATGGGGCCGGCGGTATCTTTGTGGTCGTGCTGCTAGCTTATATTTGGCGTTTTTCCGGTGGCGATATTGGTGGGCCCACCGAGTGGGCGCAATTTGGCGATTATATGGGTGGGGTGATTAACCCAATATTGGGGTTTATAACGGTGTATCTGTTGCTTCACTCGTTGAATTTCCAGAGCACAGAGCTGCAGTTAACGCGCGATGAGATGGAGCGGGGGAATGATATTTATGAGAGTCAGAGGGAAATGCAGCTCCGTGCTAGCTTGAGGGAACAGCTATTTGCTCACTATAAAGAGTGCTTAGCTTTGTTTGATGAAGCTATGTCAACGGACGTGATGAAGCTAGATGCTCCTTATTCTTCTAGTAGTTCTGGGCTGACATCTGCGGGTATGGTTGTTCAAATTCAAAGGAGAGCAGCAGGGCTTTCGCATGATAATCGAGGTATTGAGGCATTTAACGTATATGACAACAGGCTTGGCAGGGCGGCTGCAACCCTTCGCGGTTATTTAATTGATTGCTCTAAAGCCGCCAAGGCGCTGATTTACTACCTCGACACCTCCCTTCTTACTGATCAAGTTATCCGTGAATTCAGGCTGCACTATGACCGCCTAATGACTTTAATGTTGCTGGATGAGGCTCAGGCCTTCGAGCTGATAGATCAGCTTTATGATGCCGTAGACAAAAGGAGTAAATTGGAAGAGCCTAAATTTCAGTGGCACTCCCCGAGGCAGGCCCGAGAAGTGAAGGTGGCGCCCGTCGCGTAGTCGCTGACACGTCTGTCGCTGGCCTGAGAACGGAGATCCTGAGATTGCCGGCGGCGGGCAGGTTCAGAATGCCTGCTCCGTTTGGCGGGGTCTGTCAGTAGCCATCCTCGGGTGGTGTAAGAAATTTCGTCATCCTAACACCTGGGTTGCACCATTTTTGCACCATAGAGAATAATGGTGCTTCTATCTTGTTGTTATCCCTTTCTTTTTTCTAAACCTGCGTCCAGTCCATCATCGGGGCGACGGACAACCTCCTATCCAGCGTATTTGCTGCAATCCCGCGTAATTCTTCGCTTTTAGCCTGCTTTTCCGTTTCTTTCATTCCGCTCTATTCTTGTGCGTTTTGCACCATTCTGTGCTATTTTCCACCTTCATTTGCACCATATTTGCACCACGTTTCTAAACGTGGTGCAAATCGGGATAGGGGTGGAGTTGTGGGCACTATTGTCGCACGCAAGAATGCAAAAGGAGAAACCCGGTACCGGGCGCAGGTGCGGGTGATGCGGGCGGGTGAGCGGATGCGGGCTGAGTCAAAGACGTTCAGCAGGCGGCAGCTGGCCAAGGAATGGATCCGGCGGCGTGAGACGGAACTAGAGGCCAGTGGTGATGTTGAGCTGCCAGGCGGGGCGGATATGTCGTTGCATGATGGCATCCGGGTTTATCTTGAGGCGGTGGGGGATAACTTCGGGCGCAGTAAGAATGCGGCTTTGCGGGCGTTAGCGGATATGCCGATCGCGGAAAAGCGCGTAGTGGATTTGGTGGCTCGGGATTTCATTGACCATGTGCACTGGCGGCGGGCGCAGCCTGTTACGCGCAGCCACCCGAAGGGGGTTGGGCCCTCTACGCTGAACAGTGATTTGATATTTCTGCGCCTGGTGATCCGGTACCTGCAGCATGCCCAGGGCTTGCCGGTGAGCCCGGCTGTTGTGTCTGATGCTGTGGATGCTTTGCGTGCGGGGCGGTTGATATCGAAATCCAGCCAGCGGGAGCGAAGGCCGACGGCCGATGAGTTGAAGCGGCTGGATGCCTATCTGCTTAAGCGGTGGCAATCTGGCAGGATGCGGGTGCCTATGTGGCACCTGATGTGGTTGGCTATTTACAGTGGTCGCCGGCAGGAAGAGTTAGCCAGGCTGCCCCGTAGTGGTTTTGATCGTGAGCATGGCGTGTATCTGGTCGAGGGGGGCATTAAGAGCCCTGGAGGCAGGGGGAATCGCG